AATTATGATGGAGGACACGCAACAGATAAGCGCAGGGAAAAACTTAAAAACGATAACTCTACGCTAATCTATGATGACTCTGTTCCAAATATGTTTAGGCACTCAAAAGATGAGGCCGCACTATATTTGTGGTTTGCGGATAAGGCTGGCTATAAAGTTCTTCAAGTCCTTGAAGCAAATAATTATGTGATTCGCAGTTGGCTCATTTGGAATAAAAATCAAGCTCAATTCGGAGCTATTGGGGCACAATATAAACAGAAGCACGAACCTTGCTTATATTGTTTCAAAAAAGGACAAAGCCCATATTGGAACGGCCCGAACAATGAGGTTTCTGTTTGGGACGAAAAGCGTTCAAGAATAAACGAGTTTCACCCGACACAAAAGCCAGTAGAGCTATCTGCAAGGGCATTAGCAAATTCTTGCCCAGCAAGCGGTCTGGTTCTCGATCTATTTTTGGGTTCTGGTGCAACTCTTATTGGTGCAGAACAAACCAAACGCAAATGCTACGGAATGGAAATCAGCCCCAACTACTGCGATGTAATTGTGAAGCGATGGGAAAATCTTACGGGCAAAAAGGCCACGCTTGCCAAATGAATGAGAGCTATCCCTCCGCAGTTACCCTAGCCAATGATTACCCAAAAAGAACTCCGAGAAAAGTGGGGCATCGATGCGGGGCAGTTGTCTCGAATGGTAAAGCGAGGTATGCCCCTCACCTCCGAGTCAGACGCTCAAAGGTGGAGACTCGCCAACCAGAAGCGAGTGAGCAAATTACAGATAGCCCGGACACCATCCCCGACCTCATCCGAGCCATTAAAAGACTCGGATGCCGAGTCATACAAATCGAAAACCTCGCTTGGCAGATTGAATCGAGCGAAGCAAGCCGAGGTAGTTGCTTACTCATTGGTAGCTACAGCGGCAAACAATCAAAACCCAGTCGCTATGCGGGCGGCAGTTCAGGGATGGGGCGAGGCAAAAAAGCGAGTCGCAGAAGCCGAAATGGAACACGCCCGATTCGAGGAAGTAACCAGAGTCCTAGTCAGAATGGACGAGGTGCGAGAAGTGTTCGGCAAATGGTTGGGAGCAATTAGAAACCTAATGGACGCTATGCCTTCGAGCTTGGCCGCAAGAGCAAACCCCAGCGACCCAGAGTGTGCCAAAAGGGCTATTCAAGAGGGCATCGATCAAATCTTTGTTACCATCCAGAAAGCAGAGGGAGCGTTCAAATGAACGAGTGCTTTATTGTTTTGCTGGTAGCAATCGCAATCCTTGGCATAGTGCTTCCATTCTTTGACCGATGAAAACCACCAAGCCTACAAGAATAGCATTGGCATACTGCCCCAGAACTAGCCACTCCACTCTTTATGTTCCGGGTCGTGGGCAACTCAAAAACTTTGAAGAAGAATATGGATTCGCTATGTGCGTGGGATGTTGCTCTAAAGAATACCCAAAGACTAGGCAGGGCGTTGGAAGATACTGGATGGTTCACTTTCATCACGCAGTTGCTAGGGACAAGGCAGACCCAATCGCACTTCACAAAACCCTTATGCAGATACCAGAGTTTAGGGATTTATGTGCCCACGATGTTCCATTCTTCGATCAATGAAAAACATATTTAATTTTATAGATATTCTCGCTGAGAAAATAGCGTGGTTTATACATTTCACCTTTATTTGGATTATCATTTCAAGAAGCCTTGGATGGCACGATTTCAGATGGGATAATGGGATATTTTGTCTGTTGTATGCTTATTATTTTTTATTAAGACAAAAATGAAACGCTCTCCACTTAAACGCAAAACTCCTCTCAAGCGAGGCGGGAAACTACGCCGAGTATCTGCAAAGAGAAAAGGCCAAAACGAAGTCTATAAAGATGTCCGAGAGAAGTTTCTAACCAACAATCCAGTCTGCCAAGTCTGTAAGTGCAAGATGGCGAGCCAAGTTCACCATAGGCGAGGTAGGTTTGGGGATAGGCTCAACGAGGTAGAGTTTTTCTTGGCGGTATGCTTCGAGTGCCATCATCAAATCCATATGAACCCAGCTTGGGCATATGCAAAAGATTATCTGGTTAAGAGATGAACCAGATTGATGAGGCCAAGAACTTCGCTCGCCTTTTGTTTGAGCCAAGGGAACAACTTTCAATCCCAGAATGGGCAGAGAAAAACTTAACGCTTTCGGCAAGAGTTACGAACATACCCGGTGCGTACTCAACAACCCTCACACCCTATGTCCGTGAACCGCTAGAGGCTTTTGGCGATGATTCGATTCGTAGGGTGGTGCTGGTATGGGGGGCACAAACAAGCAAGACCACAACGATTCTAGCTGGCCTAGCGTACCGAATAGCAGAGAGACCTTGCCACGCCTTGTGGGTTATGCCAAGCGAGCATTTAGCAAGATCGTTCACAGAAACTAGATGGTTGCCAATGATTGACGATTGCCCAGCCCTAGCAAAAGAAAAGCCAGACAACACCGACAAAATCAAAATCCTAGAGCAACACTTCAAGCGATGCTCGGTGTGGTGGGCTGGCACTAGCCCTTCGGCTCTTTCCAGTCGCTCGATTGCGTTGCTCTGTATGGATGAGGTCGATAAGTTCCCAGAGCAAGCGGGGTCGGGGCGAGAGGCGAACCCAGTTCAATTAGCAGAGGCACGAGTCAGCACCTATCCCAATCATCTCATCATAGCCACCAGTACCCCGACAACCGCAGACTCAATCATTTGGAGCGAGTGGCAAAAGGGCGATATGCGTTTCTACTTTGTTCCTTGTCCTCATTGTGGACACAAGCAGAAGCTGGTCTGGGGGCAAGTGAAGTGGGATGAGTCGGCCAAGATTGAGGATGGAGTTTATGATTTTAAGCTGGTTAAATCCTCGACCTACTATGAGTGCGAGGGGTGCAAGGAAAAGATTACAGACGGACAGAAAACAAAGATGCTTCGAGAGGGCGAGTGGAGGGCAACCAATCTAAAAGGCGAACCAGCCAGACGCTCCTACCATCTCAACGGCCTATATGCCCCTTGGGTTAGCTTCGGAAGTTTGGCGGTAAAGTTTCTGCAAGATAAGCACAATGGAATCATAGGGCTACAAGACTTCGTGAACCGAGTTCTTGCCGAGCCTTGGATGGAACACGAATCAGAGAAGATGGAGATTGTGGCTGGCGATTACAAGATGGGCGAGGTTAGAGTTAATGAGAAGCTGATTATGGCTTGCGACATCCAAGAGGCGGGGGGCTTCCACGCTTGGTGCGTTGTTAGGGCTTGGGATATTGAAGGCAGATCACGGCTTGTGTGGGCTGGAAGACTTGAGACTTGGGGAGACATTCAAGCCAAGGCCGAGGAGTTTGGTGTGGAATCGAAGTGCGTTTTCTGCGATTCGGGCGATCAAACCAGAGATGTTTATTATAATTGCTGTAAGAATGGCTGGATAGCCTTGGTAGGTTCAGACCGCACTAGCTTCTCCGAAATTGTGGGGGAGCAAAAGCTACAACGCCCCTACGCTCGAATTGCCAATGGCGACCCCTTCAGCGGTAAGGCAGTTCAATCGAGGGCAGGGTGGAAGTGGAAGTTCTGCCCAGTCTGGCGGTGGTCGAACCCATCCATCAAAGACATCCTCTCCAATCTAATCAAAGAACCCGGCTACATCGCTCTCGACACCCCCGATGTTTGGCGTGTGCATATCGAAGCAGAGGTAAAGGTGCGGGTGAAAAATCCTATGACTGGAAGGGAAAGGCTTGTCTGGAAGCAGGTGGGGAAGCACAATCATTTGATGGACTGTGAATGTATGAACATCGTGGGTGCGGCCTTGTATGGTCGATTGAAAGTCTCCCCCGCAAGTTTGACAGAAAGTGAGTTTGATAATGGCGAAGGGTGATTTCATTGGGCTACCCCTTGCTACCCTAACTTCTCTTCGTGATAAGTATATTACTTGTTTAGAGGCGATAGCGGTAGCGGGTTCAAGCTATTCGATAGCTGGTCGTTCGTTTTCAAGAGCGAATCTCGGTGAGGTAAGAGATACGATTATGGAGCTAACCCTCGCCATCCAGCAAGCGACTGGTACTAGGGTTCGCACAACCTACGCAAACTTCGGCTCGTGAAAAAAGCCTCTCTCAATCTGATCGACAAGGCGATTGCCTTTGTAAATCCTCAAGGGGCGGTTGATAGGCTTGTTGCTCGTCAAAGGATTAAGAACTTCGAGTATGATGCGGTAAAGTATTCAAGGCAACGCAAAGGGCCAAGCCAGTTGTCGGGTGCGGAAGATTACCAAAGTAATTACGACCGAGTAGAGTTGATGAAAAGGGCGAGGGACTTGGCAGAGAATGTTGGCCTTGTTCGCTCCATCCTAATGAAGTTCGCCAGCCACACCGCCGCCAACATTTCCTACCAAGCCAGAACCGAGAACCCAGAAGTCAATACAGATGTAGAGATGTATTGGGCAGAGTGGTTCGATAAATGCGACATATCCACAAGGCATACTGGCTCAACACTTATGCAAGTGGCGATGATGTCGATGTTGCGAGATGGTGATTTTCTTTTTGTCCTAGTCCGAGATTCTGATGGCAATCTAAAAATACAAGGCATTGAGGGTGATAGACTTGGCGACCCATTTAAAGTCTATACTAGCTCGGAGTTAATTGGTGGAATCCATATCGATCAAAAGACTGGCTCGCCCACAGCCTACGACATTTATAGCCGAAGCATTGGCGATATGTATACCTACCAAGTAACGATTCCTGCAAGCCAAGCATTCCACTTATTCGACCCACTCCGCATTGACCAGTACCGAGGAATCTCCGCTTTCCATACCGCAATCAATGACGCAACGGATATTCACGAAATCGTAGGCTTCGAGAAGATGTCGGCTAAAGTTGCTTCTAGCCAAAGTGCAATTATAAAGAGGAATAACAACAATGCCTCCGATCTATCCTCGCTCACAAACGACCAAGACATTAACGGAAGCCCAATCAAGCTCGAAGCGATTGAGTCTGGCAAAATCTCTTACCTAGAGCCGGGTGAGGACATCGTGTTCCCAGATGGGCCGAGCCGTCCCTCTGGTGCATTCGCAGAGTTCCACAAGATTCTTTTGAGGAACATTTGCTTGGGTGTGGGCATCCCTTACAGCTTCGCCGTAGACCCTTCCGCTATGAGTGGCCCGACTGCTCGACTAGAGATGCAACAAGCAGGGCGAACCTTCCGCAGATACCAGAAGCTACTAGATGATAAAGTTCTTCGCCCGATTAAGAACATCGTTATTGCTGATGGAGTTGCGAGAGGATTGATCGAGAACAATGTCGGAAGCAGAACGACAAGGGGTATTTTTAATTTCGGGGCGAATGTCTCGATTGATTTGGGCAGAGAATCCGCTTCCGCAATCTCCGAGTTTAAGACTGGCCTCCGAACCGCCGCTGACATCTACGCAGAACGCGGCCAAGATTTTGAAAGTGCTATGAGGCAGAGGGCGATTGAGGCCAAGCTAGTTAAGGATTTGGCTGGGGAATACGAAGTTTCAGCCGACACAATTTCCGACATCGCCGCAGAGGGATTGACCAGAGATTCACAAAAAGCACAAGCAACCCCAGCAGAGGGCGAGCAGACACCCGCTGGACAACCCTCGGACGAGGATATGCTTGGTGGTGCTTCGCTCAATGGGGCACAAGTCGCATCCCTCATCAATGTTATCAATGCCGTGGCTATGGGTGCAGTTTCCAAGGAAGGTGCAGTATCTATCATCACCGCCGCCTTCCCGACCATCAGCCCAGACCAAGCAAGGGCAATCATCGCTGGGGTCAATGTTGGCACAACCATTCCTACCACCAAGGAAGAGAAACAGCAGATTGGGAAAGACCAAGGCGGGGATACTTCGGGAGACTCAACACCCCCAGCCCCAGAACCTACAACGCCCCCGACCGCCCCCGCTGGCACTTCTCAAAAAAAAAGTAATTTAGAGATTCTGGAAAGCCTAGACCCCGCATCTATCAAGATGCTGATTGAGGGGATGATGGGCGGGATTGAGTTGGCAAAATACGATGGGATTGATTTTACGCCCCCAGAAGGAGCTAGGGAGGCCGCCAAAAGAGCCTTGGATGTTAGGGAGGCGAAACCATCCAGCCAAAGGGGAATGACCCAAGTAGGCATCGCTAGGGCGAGGGATTTGCAAAATGGAGTCAAGATGTCACCCGACACAGTTCGCAGAATGAAAGCCTTTTTCGATAGGCACGAAGTGGACAAGAAGGGTGCAACTTGGGACGAGCAGGGCAAGGGCTGGCAAGCGTGGCACGGATGGGGTGGCGATGCTGGGTATGCTTGGGCAAGTAAAGTCGTTGGGCAAATGGAAGCAAGGGACAAGAAAACAGAGTTCGTTGCTGGTAGGGATTGTGGGCAAGATGATGGTGGTACTTTCGGGCCAGACAACAAGTGTGCCGTAGGATATGGCAGGCCCCCACTCAAGGGAGGCTATACGCCAACCCGCCCCGGTGGGAAATTCCCAAAGGATTACAAGAGACCAACAGAGCAAAAGAAAGAAAAGCCTAAAGGCAAACCACTACCCCCAAAGCCTCTCCCGCCAAAGCCGTTGCCCCCCAAGCCACTACCTCCAAAACCAAGAGAACAAACACCAGAAGAAAAAAGACGAGATAAAATTTCCGAATCTTTTAAGCAAAGCGGTGTTGAAGCCTCACTTCCAGAGAACCTTGACCGAGCGAGCGAAATAGAGGAGTCGTTTAGTAGGCTAAAGTCAATGGGGTACGAAGTTCCACCGCCAGACAAAATCTTAACAGACAACCTAGAAAGCAGATATGGTTCAGCATATGCTGGTGCATTTGCAGTTGCGACATCGGACAGAGAGGGAAAATCCCTAATGATATTCTCCAACGCATACAACCAAAGCGGAGATGATGTTGTTAATCAGATTCAAGATTCTGTAGACGATAAGTGGTTTGCCTCAAAAGATTTATTCTCTCACGAGTACGGACACAATGTGCATATGAGGGATATTGGAGAAGCCGAATCAACAAAACACGCCACCTTCAAGTTTGGTTCTGGGAAAATTGCAGAAGCCAGAATGGGGATAGCTGGCAAGGTTAGCGAATACGCAAGAACAAACCCATTAGAATTTGTTGCAGAAACATTCTCTGGACATATAAATGGAGAAAAATATGATGATGATGTTTATGAATTATACAGATTCTATAAAGGGCCGAAACTAAGATGATATTTGTACCTAAAGACTATAATAAGGATAAGTATGATGAGGCTATGAAAACTTATATAAGTAGCCTTTTCCAAGGTTCGAATAGCTCTAAAGAACTAGCAGAGCCATCTTGCCCAATCGCAACTCAAGACATCAAAACCAATCTAGCCAATAGGCAGACAGCGGTTGATGATGCAAACTACGGCCCAGCCAATCCAAACGAGCCAAACGATGCTTATTGGAAAGCCAAGGCAGACGAGTTCCAAGGTGATGTAGCCACGGCAAAAAAGATGCTTTGCGGTAATTGTGCGGCATTTGATCAGAGAAGCAAAATTCTAGGGTGCATTAAAAAAGGTATTGGCGAGGACGCAAACGAGGTAGCCATTGGTGGCGATCTTGGTTACTGCGAGATATTTGATTTTAAGTGTGCGGCCAAAAGGACTTGTGACGCTTGGATTGTGGGTGGGCCGATTACAGACAAGAAGGAAGAACTAGCCCGACCAGTAAGCCAAACCCCTGCCCCTCCCAAGGAGCGAATCAAAGGCTCAAAGGAGAACCCCAAAGGCACGGCATCCACAAGGAGCAAGGCTGGTGACATTGAGATTTCAGCCGAGAACGAGGAGGCATTGAAGAACAAGATTGCCGAGTTTAAGGACAAGCACCCAGCAAGGAAAGCCCCTACCCTTGGAGCATTAAAGAAAGTGTTTCGTAGGGGGGCGGGTGCGTTCTCGACTAGCTTTAGGCCAACGATTACCGGGGGCAAGCCCAACTCACGCAACGCTTGGGCTATGGCTAGAGTGAACAAGTTTCTCAAGATGGCTGGCGGGGGTGAGGTCAAAGACTCCTATCGCAAGGCAGACGGCGATCTCCTTTGACATAATCTGGGCATTTATGCCTTTACCCCTACCTTCCGCAGACGAATCAGAACAAGACTTTGTTTCCCGCTTTATGGGTGACGAAGAAGCAATATCCAAGTTTCCAGATGAAACGCAAAGGGCGGCGGTTGCCTATTCGACCTATAGGGACGAGGAGATGGAAGAAATGGAGCTAGGCGGGGTGAGTATTTTGGAGGTAGGTGAGGCTAAAGGACACGACCTTTTCGTGGATAAAACAAGCCTAGAGACTGCCCTCAAACTTATGGGTAAGGCAAAGAACGGCGTGAAGGTGAAGATGAACCACGGAAGCGGATTGGACGCAGTAGTAGGCTTTGCCAGAAACCCCCGCATCGAAGGGGATAGGCTTGTTGCAGACCTCCGCTTGCTCCGCAACTCGCCCCACTACGGCCTAATCAAAGAGATGGCCTCCGAAGCCCCCGACCAGTTTGGCGTTTCATTGGCTTTTGTGAATGAGTCCGAGACCATCAATGGCAAGGATTACATTCGACCCCAGAGCATCGCCTCTGCTGATTTAGTTTCCTCCCCTGCGGCCACCAATGGCCTCTTTGAAGAAATGGTAAAGTTTATGGAAAAGCTAGGATATGTAAGCGGAGGAAAGACAATCCCAGCCGTAGTTAAACAAACCGTGGAGGAAGCTCCACTTGACAAAAAGGACAAAACAAATATGGAAAACAATTATTCGAAAGATATCGAGGACATCAAGGTTCGCTTGGCGGCCATTGAAGATTCGATGAAACCCAAAGAAGAAATGAAAAAAGAGGAGATGGCTGAAGACAAGAAGCCCTCCGAGACTCCCGCCCCTGCTCCCGAAATTTCGGTTGAGGTCGAGCCTTCTGAAAAAGAAGACGACAAAGAGGAGATGAGCGAAGTCGTGAAGAAAGTTCTAACCGAGTTCGGCATCAAGCCTATCTCTGCTTCGCCAGTTGTCGAAGCCCCTGCGAAGGTTG